GGTGTACTGCGGGTCGGCGTGGCGACCCTTCATGGACTCGCGGCGGATGTCGAAGCCGCGCTCCTTCTTTAGGTCCTGCACCAGGTTGTAGATCGAGCCGCCATGGTTGCCCTTGAGGCAGTTCCATACGCCTTCCTCAGCGTTCATCGAGGCCGACGGACTGGCGCTGGTCTCGGGGTCCTCGCAGATGGGGCAGAACATGCGCTGCTCATTGTCGTTCTCGGGTCCGACTGCGTAGGCGGAGAACGCGGCTCGGACCGTGTCCGCCTTGTACTTCTTGGTTGTTGTTGGCATCGCGCCGTGACTCCTTGACGTTTGGAACTCATGAGGGTTGCGCTTCAAGAACTGAGGCTCTATATAGCTCTCTACAACTCTCTTCTTCTTGTCTTCAGTTAGTGATGTATCGTCTCTGTCCGGTCGTCTGGGGAACAGCCGAGCCGGAAGGGTCAAGCCTACCGCTGAAAAGTTTTCACAGCACACAATCGCACACAATTCGCCCTAGCATTCACACAATAACCCGACGGTCGATTGTGTCCCTGAAACTCACCGATTGTGTTCCAGAGTATTGAAGATTGGGAATCCACACAATTCCATGTACCCGATTGTGGGAGAAGAGCACCCGATTGTGTGGTATTGTGTCGCCACCATCTCCCTAAGGAGCCGGGATGGCGTCCGGTCGGCGAATTCTCCCCGTCCGGTTCGACGCAGTCCTGATTCGTGCCACGGCTGTGGCGAGGATGGTCGCTCTGGGACGAACAGGCCGGGATGGTCATCGTGCCCCATCCCGGCCTGCCGATCAGCCTACGGCCAACCTAGTGGTGCCGGCTCAGAACGGAAGGTCCTCGGAGAACTCCACGCTGATGATCTGCTCGCGCAGGTTGTCATCGGTGTGGCGCTTCAGGACCGTGAAGTCCGGCGCGATCTCCTTCAGGACGGCCTTGAGCGCGGGGCGACCCATGGCGTCGAGCTCAGCGACGCGGGCTTCGCGCTCGGCGTCGTCCTCGTCCTCTTCCTCGTCGTCCGGCTCGTCCTCGTCTTCGGCCTCGTCGTCCTCAGCCTCGTCGGCCTCGTCGGCGTCCTCCGGCTCTTCCTCGTCCTCGGCGGAGTCGTCCTCTTCCGCGAACTCGGCGTCGAGGATGCGCTCGACCAGAGCCGCCTTGGTGCCGGAGATACCGATCTCCAGCTCCTTGGCGATCTTCTTGAGCGCCGGGATGCCGAGACCGTTGAGCTCCTCCTCGCGGGCGGTGTACTCGTCGTCGTCACCTTCCGCCTCGTCGGAGCCTTCCATCAGGTCGGCCTCGTCGTCCTCGGGCTCATCGTCCTCGACCACGAGCGCCGCCGCACGACCCTTGCCGGTGGGCGCGTCGATCTCCTTGTACGGGTAGATGCCTCCGACTTCGGGGCGACGCTCGCCTTCGAAGTTCTTCATCTGCAGGTCGATGTTGACGACCGCGCCGACGGGGTTCCGACCGCCGATCTTCTTGACGTCGACCTTGTCGCCATCGCCCTCGGCGAGCACGACATCGGGGTTGTCCCCGGTGCCGAGCGCCGCCAGGAAGTTGTCCAGGTTGCGCTGGGCACCTTCCTTGAGCGCGGAGCCATCGGCCGTGTCGGTGATGATCGACCGGCTGAACATCGGGAAGCCGTCGTACTGGGCGTGGCCCTTGGGGTCGCCGGGAGCGGCCTGCAACTCCAGCGTGATGCTGAAGCCCTCGGACTTGGACGAGTTGAGACCGTGCTTGATCACCTTGATGACTGCGCGGTACATCCCGTTGCGGGTCGGCTCCGGTCCGTCGTACGGCTCGAAACCGCTCTTGACTTCCTGGGCCTTGCCTTTGAGCTTGAAGCTGGGCATGTGCTATGCACCCTTCTGTGTTGTGCGCCGACGACGCGGTGTCGCCGTGGTTGTGCGCGCCTTGGTGGCCGATGCGCTGGTGCGCGCCGGGGTCTTGCTGGCTCCTGCGCGAGCGGTCTTCCGCTCGGCGATCGCCTTGTCGATGATCTGCTGCATCTTCGGAAGGGTCAGGTCGCGACGGGCAGCACCCAGCGCGTTGTACCGATCCTTGCCGCGATACGGACCGTTCTGGGCGAAGTGGATGATGCGGTGTTCGACGCCGTTGTCATCCTCCTCGACCTGACCGTAGCCGACCACGTTCATGTAGCCCGCGACCATCTGGGCGATCTGCCCGGACTGGCCGTGGATACCGGGAGCGAAGTACTCGCGACCATTCTCGTCTTCATGCCGCTGCATCCATGCGGTGTAGCCGACGTTGACGGGAAGGTCGTTGAACTGCTTCACCAGGGCGAGCAGCATGTTCTGCTGTCGCTGGTAGTTCGCCAGGCTGGGAACGAACTCGTCGACATTCGAGTTACGAGCGCGCTCCAGCTTGATGTTCGTCTGCTTCGCCATCTCCTGGACCTCGGAGATGTTGTCGATGACGACCCAGGTGATGCCCAGCTCTTCGATGCCCCCGTCGCGCAGATATGTGTACGCCTTGAGAACGTCGTCGTAACTGTTGCATTCCCACTCCTGAGCCTGTGAGCCCATCATCCAGGCGCTCACCGTGCCCTCGGGGTCGGTGGTCAGGAACAGCACCTTGTCCTCAGTGCCGAACATGACGGTCTTGCCGAAGCCGGGTCCGGCCACGAGCAGAAAGTGGATGTACTTCCCGTCGTATCCGAGCGGCTTGATCTGCTTGGGTACAGCCATCAGACTCCCTCCTTGCTGCCGATTGAGATGTTCTCGAGCCGCGACAGCACGGCGTCGAGATGCTTGTTGATGAAGTCGCAGTCCTCCTGCTTGATCCCGCCCATGGCGAGGGTGCGGATCGTGCGACGCTTGATGGCAGCGACTTCGGTTGGGCCAGCCTCCTGGATTGTCTTCATTCCGCGCTCTTGTTCTGGTTGTAGACCTCGTACGGCGACGACTTGTGGTATGACAATTCCTTGATCATCTCCACCGCGTCCTGATCTCCCGACTCGTCCATCTCGCACATCTTGCTGAATGGGCACCAGCCGCAATCCCGGCTCGGCGACTTGACAATGGGCAGGAAGCCCTTGCGGTACGCCTCGCTGAACAGCGCTTCCTCCTGGATGCGCCTGATCTGCGTCTCACGCTCGGCGCGAGTCTTGTAGACCTCGTGCCGTTCGAAGTACAGCGGCGGCTGGGACTTGCTCACGTCGCCCAACACCACCAACCCCAGATCGGCCGCGATCTCCTCCAGGCGTGCGAGGGTCTCCTTGCCGGTCAGCCCTTCACCGATGGCGTCAATGTAGTGCTGCTTGACGGGCTTGTTGGTGTAGTAACCGTCGGCGTTGCGCGGTCGCTGGTCGGCCATGGCCTTCCGCAGGAAGTTGTAGGTGATCGCGACGATCTCCTCGCCCTCCTTCAGCACGCCCTGCTTGGTGAGCGTCTGGTTGGCGACTGCGTGATAGCTCCCCGCCTGGTTGTCCAGAGGAAGGTGCGACGTGATGATGGACGCGGCGGTCTTGTGCTCCATGAGCTTGACCTGGTCGTCCTTCAGATCGCGGTAGACGCCGTCCCAGGTGAAGTGGTACCGGAGCCAGCGTGCAACTCGCGGACGGGTGCGGCCGAAAATCTTCATCTCCGGCCGTGGCAGCACAACACTGCCCTTCATCTCGGTTGCAATGACGAACCAGCTGTCGTCCTTGCCGTACTTCTCGACGTACCGCGTCAGCATGTCAATGCCCAGAGCGCGGGCATCCACGTACTCCTGCTCCTCGTCCTCGCTGGTGATAAGCATGGTGCGCTCACCGTCCAGATAGGACTCGAAGGTCTCGACCGGGTGCGGACCACGCTTCAGACCAGGCAGATACCAGGCGGCGAGCGCCTCGTGTACTGCCGACCCGAACCACAGCGGGTTCGCGGCTCGGTTCGATTCGAGACCCTCGATGTGACGCCATGCCCACTGCTGAGCACACCGTCCCAGGGAGCCACGCTCCGACGTTCGCATTTCCAACATGATGCCTCCTTGAATGAGACAGCGATGGCCGGTGACTGAGTTGGATCAATCACCGGCCATCAGGTCAGAAATCGCCGTTGGTCTCCTGGGCGGCGGGACGAGCGGGACGACGACGCGCAGGCGTCGCGGCCTTGGCGGCGGGCTTGGCAGCGGCCTTCGCCGGAGCCTTCTTGGCGGGAGCGGCCTTGGGAGCTGCAGCCTTGGCAGCGGCAGCGGCCTTCTTCGCCTCGGCGGCTTCGGCCTTGGCGACCTTGTCGGCAGCGGCCTTCTCGGCGGCGGCGACCTTGCGAGCCTCCGCCTTCTCGGCGCGCTCGGCCTCGCGTGCAGCCTTGGCCTCGGCGCGCTCGATCTTCGCCTGCTCGCGGGCTGCGGCCTGGTCGACGATCTCCTGCGCACGCGCCGCGATGCGCGCCTGGTTCTCCTCGGACTTCTGGAACGTGCCGCGCAGAGCGGAGCCCA